TAACAGTTCTAATAACTGCTATGCGGTCTGCTTCGGCATCTGTTGTGCCTGATTTTTCACCTAGGGCTTTTGCCCATAGACGCCAAGTGTTTCTTCCAACCATGGCTTACAAGCCTCCCATGTGGTATAAATGTGCGATTTTCCGCCTGCGGCAATCCATTCGCTACAATTGCTATGTCTGTCATCAATTAGGATATCACCAGGTGTACAGTGGCGCCATTTGTCGTGACTAAACGGTCCAAAGAATACAGGTACACCTGGAAAGTGTTTGTTAGCCCACCAGCACTTGTCCCAACTGGCATATTGCCCACTGTAATCATGGGGTAATGCTGTTAAGAATGTAACACGGTTAGCTAGTCCTTTTGATACTGCTGATTTGCAGTAGTCAACTAATTCGTGGGCGCCAGGTTTCAATGGCAAGTTAGCATAGAAGCGCAGGTCTTCTTTGAGCTTATCCCAATCTGCTTGCGGTATGCGTTCTCCTGCACGATCATCCCAACGCATTTTAAGTATTTCTTGTGCATGTGGTAGCCAATCTGCTACAACGTCATCCATGTCTAAATATATGTTCATAACTGCATTATACAGTCTATATTTCTAGATGTCAACTATGTGACCTTAATACTTGAGCTACCACCTGCTTGTGGTACATATTGAGTAGATCTTGGATCGGTTGATGCAGTCAGTCGGCCTGATTTATCCAGCCCACTTGGCGCTGTGGTAACTGCTACATCGTATGCCGGAGGTAGTTGCCAGCTTCTACCAACATATACAACTTGGCTTGGCCACGGTGCTACAAAATTTGTTTCGGTTAGATTATCTGATTGATTACCGCCTAATATTTTTATTGCACCTGTTTTGGGATTGTAGCCTCTAAAAAATCCAATATGTCCGCCACCAGTTCTTGAAAAAATAACAACGTCATTTAATCTCCATTTGCTTGGATCCCCCAATGGTACAGCGGTACCATATCCCTTGTATGCTAAACTGCTTAGAGTTTTTAGTGATGGCAAGCAACACATTTTTAATATCCATCCTGCAAATGCCGCACACCACGGGGTGCTATCACTATTGATACTAAATCCTACACTTTTATAACAATTAATAATTTTGTTATTACTTCCGTCCTCTTTCCAACGACCACTTGCGGCTTCGTACAACAATTGATCAAGTGTTCTTCCTAGTTTTAAAAACTTATCCGTGGAACTTAGATTATCTTCTGCACAATCTACCAACGGAGTTGTAGCGGGTGCGGCAGGTAGGCCTACTGAAGATGCTACTGGTACATCACCTTTGTTTGAAAGTCCTACTTTGGTTGCAGTACTGTCAGTTTTTGCAGATTTTGTACTGACAGCAAGACCTCGTACTTCAGGTAAGGTTAGTGTGCGTTGTACAGCTTCGTGTGAGTAGTCTCCGCTATAGGCAAATACATTTAGACTGCCAGTGGTAATATTACTACCGTCTGACATTGCATCACCGACTCGAGCAACTTGTCGATTTTCTGCTTCGATTATAGTAGAGCCTCGCACAACTGTTGCTCCAGTAGCATTAGCTGAGCCAATCAATACCATAGGATGGTCGTTGACCAGTACCGACTGTGCTCCTTCAACTAATTTTTGATTGCCGGCGACATCAACGTCTTGTCTAGCTACACTTGGCATAAATTACGGACCTAGGGTAGGAGAATTGCCGCCCTTAATGTCGTTAAGAGCTTGTTTACTATCGTCAAGAACCTCTTTTGCTTTTTCAACGGAAAACAATGCTGTAACTTTTAGTTTTATTTCGCCGTATGTAGTTGTAATCCACTGACCGATTTCAGTTTTAGCCGCCCAATCAAGTGATTTAGTATATGCCGTAGTAACCATTGATGTAGAGTAATCTGTAATTGTACTTACTATGGTTGTTTGTGCATTTATTATTGTCAATTCTTGCAGTGTTGTTTGTACTTTTGTAACAAACGCTGTTGGGGTTACAACTGTAGGCGGTTTGCCTGCGTCTTTTAAACTGGCATTAGTAGTCTGTTGTTGAAATTCATTGTGTTTAGTTTGATCTAAAAATGCCATCTTTTGTATAACAGCTTGTTGACTCATGTGACTTGATAACTCAGCTAATCCTGTTTTATTTTGCTCCAACTTTCCATTTAGGGTAGTAATCTGTAAGGTTAAGTTTTTTAATTTATCGTCAATTTGTTGTAATTTATTTGTCATAATTGACAATGTGCCTTGTGTTCCACTCATAACTCCAATCATTGTACCCGGTACTTCCGGAGCACCAATTTGTATAATAATAGAATCGAGGGCGGCGCTTAACGCTAAAGTCTGTGCCGTAATGGCCGCAGACGTATCGTCTGTAATAGTCCAAGTACCCGGTCCACCTTGAGTTACAATAGTTGTCATTTCTTACTCCCCATATTCCAATATTTATACTAGTTTTATGCCTGAAGTTTGTTCTAAGAATTGCTTGGCAAACGTTTGATCAGTGGCTTCTGCAACTGTAACTGTATTTTTAGCTAGTTTGACTTCTTTGTCAGGATTGACTGTAAACAAGTAGGGCATTAGGCCTGGACCGTTTGGACCCATAGCAATAACCATTGGACGACTTAGTCTATAGTGCATAGGACCGTCATCTACTAGTTTTGCTACTAGTTCTTCTCCGCTAGTTAGTTTAAATGTAACCACTTCGCCCGTCATCACGCCTTTATCTATAATCATATTAACCTTTTAGTGTTGTAAAAAATTCTTCGTCTCTGTCTGCTAGTCCCTGATAGCCACCTGGCAACAAAATGCCATCTTTAAAAATCTGTGGTACTGATCTTAATCCCTGGTCCACAAGGAACTCACGTGCATCGGGCTCGTCTTCCATCTTAATCACTTTAAATGGAACACCTTTGCTTTCTAATAGTGCTTTTGCTCTGTCGCAAAACGGACAGTTATTTTTTGAATATACTGTAATCATATTTCTCTCTTATAATGATGGTAAAGCGTCATAGTCTAATGCTTCACTCATTACACCAATAACATAGTTTGTTGATTCACTTTCTTGTAAGGCAGTTTGTTTCTTGCTTGTGTCAACGTGCTTGTTGAACCAAGGAATTGGAGTTGACTTTGGCGCAGGACTAGTATACTTGATACCAATTTCTTTTAAGGCACCTACTGCGGTGTAGTCCATAAAGTCTCGAAGAATATTAGCGTTAAGACCAATAACTGGTCCTTTCTTAAACAGATAATTTGCCCATTCTTTTTCTTCACGAATTACATCCATATATAGTGCATAGACTTCAGCTTCACATTCAGTCTTGGCTTGTGCAAAACGTGGATCTTCTTTGACCACTTGATTAATCAAATAAGCAGTCCAACCTTTGTGTAGTAACTCATCTTGTAGGATCAAGCTGATGATGTTTCCATTACCTATGAAGATTTTATTTTCTACCATAGCAAGGCTTGTAGCGAATGATACCATAAAGCGGAATGCCTCTAGTGCATAACTTGCATGAAGGGCCATGTATATGGCTTTGATATGTTCTTTCTCATTGACTGATCCGTCCATTTCTTTCATGCAGTTAATTCGATGTAGCTTTTCATAGTGTTCTCCAACACTTGACGCCATGTCTACAATTTCTTTAGTATCATGGATTGTGTTGAACACATCCTTTGGCACATTGTAGATGTTACGAATGATATGACTGTAGCTCTTTGAGTGAATGTTAGTTTCAAAGAATGTCCAATTATAAACTAGTGCTTCTAATTCTGGTAAGCTGATCACAGGCATAAAGATCTGACTTGGTCCACGACCTTGTAAACTGTCAAGTGCTGTTTGACGTAGCAAGTTACTAGTGAAGATATGCTTGACAGCATCACTAGCATCTTTAAAGTCATTTGAATCTTTAGTCAAACTAATCTCTTCTGGTTGCCAAAAGAAACCACGTGCAGTAGCTTCAAAGTCTGCAATCTTTTTGTATTTTACTTCTTCAAAGCGTTGAATAGTAACTGGGCCTGCTGGGTCCAAAAACATCTTGCGATTTAGATAGTCTGTCTTTGTGTTTAAGTTATATTGTTGTTTGCTCATTTAATATTTTCCTGATGCAAGTACTATCTTGCAGATGTGTTCTAATCTTTCTATGTGCTCATAGGCACGCCACGGGCTTGTATCAATTGCAACTACCCCATGTCCCTTGATTCCTACAATGTCATAAGCAATGTTTCCGCGGTCATCTAACTCTAGTCTATAGTGACACTGATCAGCAAGCTCCTGACTAATTGGTTTTACATCTCCTACATTGGGTGCTACCTTTGTGTAGCGATTAAGTTCTGGAAACGCATCGCTAATAGTACTGAGGTCTATGCCGGCATGCATTGCGGCAATACAGTAAGTAGGATGGACATGTACTATTACACGAACCTCACCGTGATGCTGTCCCATTTCTTTTTGTAGGCCAAAGTGTAAAGGAATTTCTCCGCTAGGTGTTAAGTTTGAGCTAATGTCAGTATATTCTAATTCTTCCCAACTATAACCAAATACTCCAGTCCCGTTACCGCTATTGATCCATTTATTAATCTTAATTTTTTTAAATTGATCAGGTTGTAGTGTTTGCTTACGCACACCGCTTGGTGTAATATAAAAGTGATCACGGTCGTGATGTCGAATACTGACATTGCCGTCACGACTGGTAATCCAATTACGTTTATAAGCGTCTTCTAAGACTTCGCAGATAGTTTCCAACATTATAACTTACATGCCTCGCAATCTTCTTCAAAGTCAACTTCAACATAGGTCTGTGCAACACTTTGTACAAGTTCTTCTTTGGCCTTACTACCTGCCTTGTTAATCAAACTGTAGTAGAAAGTTTTCAATCCCCAATAGTGTGCCTGCATCAAGTTCTTAGCAATCAATGTAGTTGGCACCTTACGGTCTGCAAAGTGTGCAGGATTATAAAATGTGTTAGTACTAATACTTTGATCAACATACACAGCTAGAACTGCGGCAGTTTTTAAATATCCATCACAGTCCTTCTGATCCCACATCATTTGATATTTGCTCTTGAGTTTATGATACTCAGGAACAACCTGTACAAACGAACCTGCTTTTGATTCTTTAACACTAATTAAACTCATAGGCATTTCTATGCCGTTGGTACTG